ATGGAAATTTTTTCCAGAGAATCTTCAAGCACCTGGACTTTACGAAAAGTCGGAAGGTGTATTTGATAGGGTAAGTGAAGGAGGTACTTCATATTGGCAAGTTGACAAAGATGATGATGAGCAAGGAACTGTTCCTTTGGGGAGACCTAATGTTGTACGTTCAGGTAAAGAAACAAACGTAGTTGATATATGTGCAGAGTCAGGAAAAGTTCCTGAAACTTCTAATCAACCTAATCAACCTAATCAACCTAAACGAATAAAAAAAGGAAAAAAAATAATTGATGGAGTAACTTACACTGGACCTAAATTAACATCATATCGTCCAGGAACTTTGGGTCCATTTTTAACACCCATGTTTATAGATGAACAAGACTATTTGGCAAACTTTAATGGCACTACCTGGACCATGAAGTGGACCAACGTTGATTTTCCTGTCAGTGGAAGATATAGAATTAGATCTGAGGCGGATGATATACTCAGTGTAAAAATTGATGGTACATTTATATCAGAGGCAAGATTCCGTGATAAAGTAAAGGAAATCAATTTTAGTGCGAGTGAAGGTAGTAGAACAATTGAGATGGAACTTACCAATAGGGATCTTCAAAGAGGTTTTGCCTCAAATCCTACTGTTTTTAGTGCTATTATAGATATTGATGATAAAATTCTTATACCAGCAGATAGACCATGGACAGTTAATCCTATAGGAATTTCTGCTATATTAATTCCACCACCATGTCCACTTGAGACAAAAGGACTTGGAAAAGTTTGTGATATCGTACCACTAGATCCTGGAAATGGTTATGTTGCTCCTCCTGGACCTGGTTACCCTGCAGTTCTTGAAATTATAAAACTTATCCCAACGAATCCAGGCATCAATTATGGTCCAAATGATGCCGTATGTATCATCAAGGAAGATGGAACGAAGGTGTGTTTCCCGCCTAATTTAGATACTTTTGGCGTTAATCTACCTATTGATGTTCTCACCCCTAGCTCTCCTGGAGGACCTCCTCCTCTTGGTATTTCTATAACAAATTATCCAAACATCTTCCAATCATCACCCACAGGTGTAAATGCAAGATTTAGACCAGTCATTAGAGTTCGTAGAGACCCTCTTGATGTTGATCCAGATCAAATTCTGCAGGTCACAGACCTTGTTGGACTTAAGAGAACTGGATATGTTGATGGTCGTGAATACTTTGGCGCTGTATTCTATAAAAATGGTGTTCGTCTCGCTGGATATTATGAAACCCCTGGACAACTCATACAGGTCTATGATACACTACAAGAGAGCATCGACGGTGTGGTCACCACAAGACCTTCCGCAATCCTCAGACAGGGTACTGACATAAGTAGTAACGATCCTAGACTTAATATCCCAGGAACACCAGATAGTATAACATAATATGGCCAGTCATTTAAATTCAGGATCTGATCCTAAGGGGGCAGACAATAGAGGCACCGCAAACACTAATTATACTGGTCAACGTATTGGTAATGATCATGGTAATATAAAGTTTGGTCACATCCACAAGGATGGGGCTACAACTTCTGGTGTTCTTCTTGAGACAACAGACGGACTTCATCATGTGACTCTTGAAAAAGCAGGGGAGAGAAAAGGTCATACTATTATGAACTCTCCTGGTGACACTGTAATTAAGGCAGGCGAGAAAAACGTAGAAAGTCAAACAACTATCTACATTGAGGCAGTTAATGGTGACATTGTTTTGAATGCCAGAAATGGTAAGATTAGAATGAATGCCAAGGATATTGATCTTACTGCTTCAGGAGAGGGTGGTAATAAGGGTAATGTGACTGTCACTGCAACCGAGAACATTAAAATGGAATCTAAAAAATTCCTTATTAATGCCTCAAATTTTTATAAATTAGTAACTCCCGGTTATGCAGAAATATGTGCTAACTCTGGGATGACTATCTATTCATCCCTAATTAGAGGTGTGACTGATGCAGTTGCACTTAAAGACTCCAAAGTTGGTGGTCAAAAAATTCAAAAAGAATGTAGTGAAGTTTAACAATGTCATTTAACTTAGACGACGGCAATTTTGGTGGACAAGTAAAAGTAGGAACTGGAATCGTTCCTGCGATTAAAGAGGGTGCCAATAAAATTAATGGTTCAATGTATGCTGAAGGACCTGTTGTTTTTGGAAATCAGACTACATTTAACAATCAAGATGGCACCCTGATGGTCGCCAGAAATACTAATAACGATAAAGATTGTAAAGTTCCTAAAGATGATAAGGCACTATTTGTCAGAGGTGATGTACGCTTTGAAACAAATGGAAAAAATGAATATGGTCTACATGTAGAAGGTGATACACGTATTAATACTGACGGACGAACAGATAATGCACTTTACGTTAGTGGAGGTAAACCCGATGCACTTTATGTTGATGGTGATGTGTTTGTCACGGGTTCAATCGATTGTTTGTCAAAGGGAAGGTTAGAAGCACGACACGTTGTTGCAGATGGTAAACCAAAACCATTCGATATTCCTCATCCCTCTAGAGATAACTATCGTCTCCGCTACGCATGTATTGAGGGACCTGAGGTTGGTGTCTATATTCGTGGTCGTGTAAAGAATCAAGAGGTGATTGTTCTTCCTAGTTACTGGAAAAATTTAGTATATGAAGAGAGTATTACAGTTCAACTTCAACCTATCGGTGCTCATCAAGATATTATAATCAAGCGTTGGGATGATGAGAAGATCTACCTTCAATCCAGAGGTGGGATGCCGATCAGCTGCTTCTATCATGTCTATGCAGAACGTAAGGACATTAACCCTCTGATTGTTGAGTATCAAGGTCAGGAGTGTTTTGATTACCCAGATCCTAACTATAAACCAGGTGTTGAGAATCCAGTTTATAATGACCCTAAATTTGCTGGACCGCCAAATACGATTACTAAGTGAAGAAGTTAATTTATATTGAGGAGAATTTTATATCTCCTAGTGAATCTCAAGAATTAATAGAACTTTCTAAATCAAATAAAGAAGAACTTCCTTACGGTAATGAGAGTAGAGGTGGAAACACATATCTCACAACTCTTGATGGAATTTATTTTGAGAAAGAAAAAAATAGCGTAGTTGATAGAGTAACAAACCTCTGTAAAACTTTTGATGATAGGGTGATTATAGATTATGCGGCTGTAGTGAGATGGCCTATTGGTACATTTATGAAACCACATATTGACCCACACAGACCTGGTCAGGATCCTGACTTGTTCGCAGCAGTTCTTTACTTAAATGATGATTATACCGGCGGTCACACTGGATTTGAAGAATGTGAGGTGAAACCAGAGACAGGAAAGTTGCTTGTTTTTTCTAATTCAGTTTATAAACATCATGTCACTAAGATTGAGGGAACTGAAAGATTTGCTCTTAATATATGGTATAACAAAAAATGAAAAAATTACTTTATATTGAAGAGGAGTTTTTAAACTCTACTTTATGTAAACCATTCATTGATCTTCATCTTGACCAAAATGATACTTTTTTAGAAGCAGTAACACATTCAAATTCTAAAGAAAGTTTGAGTTATGGTCCTGATATACCAGAACCTGACGGTGATTATGGTGCAATTTATCTTGGTGGAGATGTAAAACCCGTTGACATTAAATTATCAAAGGATGAATTATTTGCTAATGTTATCGCAAATGTGACTAAAATCTGCAAGTCCTTTCATAAGGATATACAGTTGGATTATTGTGGTCTTATACGATGGCCTGTTGGTACATTTATGAAACCTCATTATGATAAGTCTGAAATGTATAGTCCTAATGTACTCGCAGCATTTCTTTATCTAAATGATGATTACGTTGGAGGACACACACAATTTGATAATATTGATGGAAGTGTGTGGTATAATGTTAAACCAAAAGCAGGCAAGTTATTAATTTTTTCTAATAGAGAGTATCTACATCACGTAAGTAAGGTTGAGTCTGGAACTAGATACGTTTTATCCTTCTGGTTTAATGCCAACGTATCGTCATAAAGAAACCAATGAAAGATTTGTTGTATCATTCTGGTATAAATGTTTGACATCACCCACCAAATGACCTATATTACGTAAGTAAGTAAAGACACTCTATGCAATTTGATATTCCTCATCCAACAAAAGAAAATAAAAGACTTCTTCATGGGTACTTGGTGGGACCAGAATTAGGTGTTTATATTCGTGGACGTTTAACTGAACATACTATTATTGAATTGCCTGATTATTGGACAGGTTTAGTTGACCCAGAAACAATTACAGTTCATTTGACACAAATTGGATCAACTCAGGATTTGATGGTTGATAAAATTGTGTGGGGTAGAACCATCCACGTTAGGTCTGGGACTGCATCTAGGATTGACTGCTACTTTATTGTCAATGCCATGCGTAAGGACATTCCTCCATTAGAAATTGAACAAGACGCTTGACACAGGGTCCTGACTGCGCTATAATACGTAGGTAAGCAAAGACACCCCATGCAAGACGACTACCTCACACGCTGCGTTGTAGACCCTGTTAAGCGTAAGTTCTACCTGTACTCTGAGCAAGGCGATGAGAAGGTTCTTGACTGCGAAACCGTAGACCAGTTCATGAGTGTATTGGAATTGTGCCGTGCCGTGCTTGGCGAAGACATACTTGCGTATGCTAATCCTCTGTGAGGAAAAATGACCTTTGATTCCAATAAAAGCGGGGAAAAAACTCCGGCAAAAATTTACCCTGAGGGGTTTTACGAAGAAATCCTGACTTGTTACAATTATGAGACCAGAAACCCGACAATCTATGGAAATGTTATTTGTGGCAAAGTGGAATATCCCAAAGGCAGCAAAAAACGCAGGATTGACTGATAAAGAGATGAAAATTACATTTAATGAATATTGTAGTCTTCATCCAGCAACTTGGAAATCTGAATAAAGTTTCCTTGCGAGTATGGCGGAATCGGTAGACGCACCAGACTTAAAATCTGTTGGGCATAATGCCCGTGGGAGTTCAAGTCTCCCTACTCGCATTGCCCTAAATATTTCTAGGGTAAATTTACACCCATGAAATACCGCATAGAAACAAAATATGCTTGGTACGATCATGAAGGAGATCAATTAGTAATGTTATATTGTATTCAAAATATGCCATTTACCTTTGATGAACTCCCAGAACTTGCTAGAACAAATCCAAGCGTCATACAATTAGCTAATTCTAATCCAAGATGGAATGCAGAGAAGATGTATCAATCTTCAATGTACCTAATGGCAGAAGAGTGTCACCCTATGTGTTTTGAGTTAGAACTAGAAAATCCAGAACTTTTACCTGTAGATTAAAAATGATTATTAATTTGTGGCGTAACGAAAAAATGAATCAATGGCGATGGTCTCTAACTGAAACTGGACTTATGTCTCAACATACTGGAACTCAAGAAGAATTGCGTGATGCCATGAATGATGTTGCTAATACAGTAGAATATATACTTGACAACGAATTAAAAGAAGATTAATATATAGTTTCCGTGTGAAGGGAGACGCTAAAAGGGTAACCCGTTTTGGGTTGCCCTTTTTTCTTATGATAAATAATCCATAACAGAACTATAGTGTAATAAGATGGGTCTTTCCAGATTAGATAATTTTCTGAAATCTACTCGTGGTACTATTCTTTACGTTGACCCGAATAGTTTAGACGCCACGGACAGCATAGAAAATAAGGGCAATTCACTGACTCGTCCCTTTAAAACGATTCAGCGTGCATTGATTGAATCGTCTAGATTTTCATATCAAAGAGGTCTTGATAACGATAGATTTGGTAAGACTACGGTCTTACTATATCCTGGTGATCATGCTGTAGATAATAGACCGGGATATATACCAGATGGTGCAAATAACTATAGATTAAGAAACGGATCGACCACAGATAATCTTTCTCAATTTGATTTATCTTCAAACTTCGACTTAGCGTCATCAGATAACCAACTTCATAAACTCAATAGTGTTCATGGTGGAGTTATTGTTCCTAGAGGAACATCACTTGTAGGTCTTGATCTTCGTAAAACAAAAATTAGACCAAAGTATATTCCAGACCCTGAAAACGCAAATATTGAATCATCTTCTGTTTTTAGAGTAACTGGTGCTTGTTACTTCTGGCAGTTTTCATTCTTTGATGGAGACCCTAACGGACAGGTCTATAAAGACTACAACTCAAACTTATTTGTTCCTAACTTTTCTCATCATAAACTGAGATGTTTTGAATATGCTGATGGACTCAACAATGTAAAAATTAATGATGAGTTTATTACTAATTTTGATGCAGGTCGATCAGACCTTCAAATGTATTATGAAAAAGTAGGTCTTGTATACGGTCAATCCTCTGGTCGTGCTATTGAACCAGACTATCCTTCTTCAGGTCTGGATATTCAACCCAAGATTGATGAATATCGTATTGTCGGATCTACTGGTGAATCTGTTGGTATTAGTAGTATTAGAGCAGGTGATGGAGTAACCGCAGATACGACTATTACGGTAACGACAAGTTCATCAGTTACTGGACTTGATGTTGATACACCATTTAGAATTCAAGATGTAAATTCTGATTATAATGGTGATTTTGTTGTAACTGAAAAAGTAAACTCTACACAAATTGAGTATACGGTTCAAAATGCACCAACAGATGCTCTCCCATCAATATCTGGGTCATCTCTTGCTCTTGTATCAGATACCGTAACGTCTGCATCGCCATATATCTTCAATATTTCACTACGTTCTGTTTATGGAATGTGTGGAATGCTTGCGGATGGTGCTACAGCAACCGGATTTAAATCAATGGTTGTCGCACAATTCACTGGAATTGGTCTACAAAAAGATGAAAAAGCATTCGTTAGATACAATACGGATACCATTCCAACTGGTACATATGATGATTACACTTCTGTAGATAATCTTCCTAGTAATTCAAGAGCACGATATAAGCCAGATTATAAAAACTTTCATATTAAGGTAACAAATAATTCATTCATTCAGGCAGTTTCAATCTTTGCGATTGGATATGCAGAACATTTTGTGACTGACAATGGTGGTGATATTTCACTTACCAACTCTAACTCCAACTTCGGTGCAGTATCACTTGCATCAGAAGGATTTAGAAATGATGCTTTCTCACAAGATGATATTGGATACATCACTCATATCATTCCACCAAAACAAATTCCTTTAACGGAAACTTCTATTGAGTTTGGAGCAATCGATATTGCTAAAACAGATAGAGTTGCTGGTGTTGGTTCGACTGGTAATCTTTATCTCTTCAATCAAAAAAATCAAGACACTCCACCTGAAAATGTCATTGATGGTTTTAGATTTGGTGCAAGAGAGAATGACACTTTAAGAGTTCTCGTATCATCTGCTGGTTCTGTTACAGAGTATTCAGCAAGAATTGTGATGGATGGATCCCAGTTATCATCCCAAAAGAAATACTCTATTAAACAAGGTCCAACCGGAATCAATAGTATTGGATCTTATAGTCAGGGTGGATCTGATCGTCAAATCACTTTAAAATCTACCCATGAACTAATTAATGGCGAGTCAATTAGAGTTATAAGCGAAAACGCTCATCTTCCTGATGGACTTGATCCTAATACTGTATATTTTGCGATCACTGACTCTAATACATCTGGTGGCATCACAACTAATGTCAATATTAAATTAGCAAATACATTAAATGATGCAATTAATGGTAATGCAATCGCTATTAATGAAAAAGGTGGCGTATTAAATGTAATTAGTAGAACATCTGACAAAAATTCTGGAGACATCGGTCACCCAGTTCAATATGATTTTAATAATGATCACTGGTATGTTAATGTAGCAACTGCTGCTACAGAAAATAATATCTTCTCTACAATTGTTGGTCTAGGAATAACTGGTCTTGGTGCTGCATCTGCAAGAACATTTATTAGTAGAAAAAGTGACAATAGAAACGCAGATGATACTCTTTACAGAGCAAGATATGTAATTCCTGCATCTACTGGTGGAACTGTTGCTAGACCACCCACTGAAGGGTTTATTATCCAAGAGTCTAACTCCTCTATTGGTATTAACACCACTGAAATTCAAACTTACTTTGGAAGTGGTTCAATCAGTAACGTAAATCAACAGAGAAACTTTAGATTTATTAGAGATGTTAGGTGGGATGGTAGCCAGGTTCATGTTACTACCGAACTTCCTCACCAGTTACAACAGGACGATCAAGTTGAACTTTTAAACATCACTGGTTCATTGAATACAGCAGGAACTGCTGGAACATCATTTAACCGTGATTATAGTGTTGCTGGTATAACCAGTTCAACCACCTTTAGAGTTGGTCTTTCTACCAATCCTGGCACATTTACTAATGATACATCGATTAGAAATACATCTCTTCCTCACTTTAAGAGAAAGAGACGTAAAGATACGATGTTTATTTACAGAAACTTTGAGCAGCAACAGTATAAAGCAGGTGAACAGGATGGCATCTATTATATTACTTTACTCAACTCTTCTAATAGACCATCTGTAACTCCATTTACTAATGAGAATTTCTCTCAACCAGTTACTTCTCTCTTCCCACAAACAAATAGGGACACACCAGTATCTGACCCACCAGAAACATCTTCATTTGCTATCCCAAGCCTGATTGGTAAAGTTGTAATTGATGAACCACAAAATAGTTCTACTAAGGAGAACATTACCAAGTATGTGCGTGATATTGGCGTTGGTATTGCGATAACAAACCTTGTATCAACTATTGCTGGAACTTCTCACACTGTCACTACAAATATTGATCACGGACTGAATAGAGTCACCACAGTTGGTATTTCAAGTGGTGGTTTTGGATATGGTTCAGGTGCTGCTGGTAGTCTTTATAATGCTAGATTAGTTTCTATTGGTGCATCTGTAACTGGTAAGCACGCTACAGGTAAAATTACCTTTAATGCTAATGGTGAGATAACTGCCGTTAAGATTATGAACGGTGGTGGTGCATATGGTATCGGTAATACTCTCGCAGTTGTGGGTGTTGGAACCACAGCAGGGCATATTCAAGCAGTTGTTAATGTAACTAAAATTTATGATAACGTTGGTGACACTATTAGAATTAGTGGTGTTGCGTCTGCATCTTATGCTGCTTATAATGATGTCTTTAGAATTACTAATGTTGCGGTAGGTGCAGCAAGTTCGTTTACATTCGAGTCTCCATCTGCAATATCGGGATTTACAACCACAGGTATTGGTGGTGCTAACGCAGGTAAATCGTATTTCTACCTTACTGGTGAGGCAGTTGGTGTCACCACAATTAACTATGATAATATTAGTGGAATTGCTACCGTTAAAACTGGAGTCAATCACGGATTTAGTGTTGATCAAAAGATTAGACTTTCTGGTGCAACAAATAGCAAATATGTTGGTGACTTTGTTGTTACTGATAACGTTGGTCTAACAACATTTGCAGTAAGAATTGGTGTGGGAACCATAGTACCAAATTTAAACGGAACACTATTTGCATTTAACGAAGGTGTAACATCAAATGGTGGTAATGTAACAGTTGATAATGAAAACCTTTCTGGTAGAATGGTTGCTCCTTACGCGGGAATTACGACCACATTAAGTGCTGCCATAAATGACGCAACATCTGAGACTGTTTCGATCACCAATCTTAGCAATCTAGACATCAATATTGGTGACTATCTTGAGATAAATCAAGAAATAGTCAGAGTTAAGACAACTGTTTCCCCATCTGATAATTCACTTACCGTCTTTAGAGGTGTTCTTGGAACTAAAAGAAAAACTCACATAGACGATACAATTGTTAGAAAAGTTGAAGTATCTCCCACAGAACTTCGTAGACATTCTATTATCCGTGCCTCTGGACATACCTTTGAATATGTTGGTTTTGGTCCTGGTAACTACTCTACTGCTTTCCCCGATAAGCAAGATAGAGCAATTAGTGCTGCTGAAGAATTATTATCACAGTCTACGAAGAGAGATGGTGGTATTAACTTCTACTCTGGAATGAATGATAAAGGTATCTCTTTTGCCGGTAATAAAAAGTTAAGCACAATTACTGGTGAAGAAGAAATATTTGATACTCCTGTTCAAACTATTACTGGAGAAGATATTAGTAAGGCACCGTCACTTAATATTGTTGGTGCTACAGAAGGACTGTTTAGACGCTCCATTCGCGTTGAAGGTGGTGATGATAACAAGTCAGCATCTGAGTTTAATGGACCACTGATTGTTAACAATAAATTTACGGTCAATGCAGACTCTGAAACTAACAACCTCTTTATTCAAGGTGATGCTACTGTTTCTAGAAAGTATAGTGTTGGAATAGCTACTCCTGTACAAGCAGGAAACCCTGGTGATGTAATTTTCGATTCTGATCCAGATGAGGGTTCTTATGTTGGTTGGGTTTACTCCGTACAGAATGATTGGAAGAGATTTGGTGCAGTAAGTCTTAATAAAAACTCTAACACCATGATGTTTGATGGTGTTGGAATTGGAACTACAACAAATGGTAATAGCACACTTCTTGTTGGATCTGGTAGCACACAATTCTCTGTTGATGGCACTGGTGGAGTTGGTATTGGTTCTACAGCAAATGAATTTGCTCTTCGTGTTGTCGGTGAGTCAATATTCAGTGGATCAATTGTTGCTGCAGCATTTACCGGAGATGGTCGCGGATTAACTAACCTTGAAACTGACACTCTGTTTAAACAAGTTGGACAGGGAATTGGCACCGGTATCTATCCACTAGACCTTGTAAATGTTGGTTTCGGCACCACAGTTCCAAGACATTATCTTGAAGTTGGATACGTAGGCATGGGATCTACTTCCATGTTAGTCAACGGTGAAGCAAAATTCGTTGGATTTGTCACTTCTAAAGATGTATTCATCAGCGGTGGAACGACTGCTCTTGGTCAATATCATTTAGAAAACTTAACTTCTGGTGTTGTTCGAGCAACTTCTATTGGTATTGGCTCAACATTTGTCTTACAATCGTTCCAAGTTGGTTCTTCAAATACTCTTGGAATATCTGATAATGGGCAGATATTCACTGTATCTGGTATTGGATCAGTCGGTGTAGGAACTACAAACGCTAGATCTAATTTAGATGTCATAGGACACACTAGATTAGAAACTTTATCTAGAAATGTAGACATTGTATCTCCAAGTTCTAATGTTGTTACAGTCGATCTTTCTTCCGCACAAAACTTTATTTGTACGGCAAGTGCTGATGTCAATCATTTCGTCTTAAATAATGCACCTCTTGGATCATCTGAGTTTACCTTAAGAATCGATCAAGATTCTACTGGAAATCACTATGCAGTTGTCGATCACTTCCAGACTGGAGCGGGAACCTCAATCCCAGTGTATTGGCCAGGTGGGGGAGTCTTACCAGGTGTAACAACTACAGCAAACAGATCAGACATCTTCGCATATCGAACATTCGATGGTGAAAATATATCTACCGCAGGACTTTATGCAGTCGTCGTCGGTCAAAACTTCTCTAATTGAGGTGAGTTGAATGTTTAACAAGCAAACGACTCTTGATTTAGGTGGACCCAAACTAGGGTTCACCTCGGATCCTCAAAATTTATCAGTCAACACCGGAACGGGAGCAACTTTCTTTGCTATTGGAACAGCAACTTATGATGTAAATATTCCAGCACAATTTGCTACAAATACTGGAATTATTACATTTAGATGGTATGTTGATGATGCTCAAGTTTTTGATAATAATGTTTTTACAGGCACAGGGACTACAACTTTACAGATTGCTAATAACACTGTTGGAAGAACTGTTTTTTGTGAGGCAGATTATATTCCCAGTGCATATGGTCTACCTGGTGTTGCTGTAACTGTAGGTAGTGCTAGATCAACTGGTAATGCAATTAATGAACCTGTAAGATCTGCATCTGCTGTTTTAACAGTCATACCAGAAGTATCTATTGTAACTCAACCAGAGAGTGTAATTTTTGCGGTAGGAACAGCAGTTACTATTGGTGTTAATGCGAGTTTAAGTAACGACTCAGTAGAAGGATTTGGTTATCAGTGGTCGATTGGAGATACTGAATTAACTGATAGCACTGCCGATTTTGGAGATGCTAATCTTACTGTGTCAGGTTCAAATCAAAATATATTAACTCTTACTGCTAATTCAATTGAAGCAACTACTAATTTGACAACTAAAGTTGTAGTTTCTAATCCAAATGCGTTTAATACACCCATCACATCTAATACTAAGAATTTAACAGTTATACCTGAAAGACCAATTATTAAAATTGAACAAATAACCAACTCAGGAACTGCAACATTATCTGAGCATAATCTTAATCCTAATGTAGATGGAGATATAACTTTTACTGACTCAACTTATCCAGCAAATCAAATATGCATTTATTCATCTGAGCAAAATTTATCACTTGAAATGGAACTTTTTGGAGCAAAAGGTTTTTCTTTTAATGAAGGAACTAATCAAAATAGTCAGTTTCCAGGTGGTAATACTGCAGCAGGAGAGGGTGGATATTCAAAAATACAATTTACCATGGACAAAAATGTTGAATATATCATTACAGGACTTTATGACCCTGTAAAGGCACCTTTCCTTTATAGAAAATCAAATTTAATTGCATGTGTAGGAGGAGGTGGTGATGGTGGTCAACTTGGAGATGGCGGTGATGGTGGTGGTGTAAACATTGAAGGAGAAAATGGTTCAGGAGTTGATGCTGGTAATGGTGGAGTTGGTATCGATGCAGGAAATTTGACAGACAGTGGTATTTTTGGAACTCAATTTGAGTTTGGTGAAGGACAACCATTATATGCCGAGGATTCAAGATTCTCTTCAGGTGATACTGCTGGTGGTAGAAGTGTCAAATGTTCAAAAGGTATTTACTATAGGAATGAGGGATTTACATCATGTCAGGATGTTGGAACAGTAAAATTTAAGTTGTCTGATGGCACCGAGGTGTCAAACACTGGTGAGATTGAAAGAGGATTTAAAGCAGGATATAATATAATGGAGACTGGTGGAGACCATTCTACAGGTGATGGTGGTGATGGAGGTAGTGGTGCTACTGGAGGAGCTGCTGGAGGGTCTGGAGGCGGTGGTGGTGGTTCAGGATATCATGATGGTTCAGTCACTGTTGTTTCAACTCAACAAGGTGGTAGCACGGATGTAGCAAAAATTATAGTTAGACTTGTTGTTTGACTAAATAATAAAAATAGTTTAACGGGGGAGAGTGATCCCGAATGGCAGTAAATAAGAATTTTGTTGTCAAAAATGGTCTAGAAGTCAACACTAAACTTATTCGGGCAGATGCCACGAATAATAAGGTTGGCATCGGCACCTCCACCCCCGCGTATGAACTCCACGTACAAGGAGGGATTGGTGCTACGGATGTTCATGTCTCAGGCATGGCCACCATCCTCAATGAACTGAATGTTGGTCTTGGTGGAACTGTATTAACAGTTTTGGGAACCGGTAATCATTTTGTTGGTATTAATACCGTAAATCCGCAGTTTAGATTAGATGTCCGTTCTCCAGTCTCTACTGGACAAACGGCATTATATGTTTATGGTGACATGCGTGTCACAGGTGATATTGAACTTGATGATATTAATCTTGATGATGCAACCATTCAAAATCTAACTGTTACTGAAGCACTTAATGTTTCAAACAGTGGTCTTTCTACTTTTAGTGGTAGAGTAGACTTTAATGATAGTGTTGATATTGAGGATAACTTGATTGTTGCAGGTATTGCAACTGTCACTAAAGATCTTACAGTATCAAGTAATACGATTGTCGCGGGTTTTGCAACCGTTACCAAAGATATTACGGTATCAGGTAATGCAATTGTTGCAGGACTGACGACATTAACTGGAGCAGCAACATTATCAAACAATACCACAGTTGGTGGTACATTAAGTGTAACTCAAGCAACAACATTATCAAACACATTAGGTGTCACTGGTGCTTCTACACTTTCTAATAACTTAATTGTTGCTGGTTTATCAACATTCTCTGGTATTTCTACTTTTAGTAGTCGTGTTGGTATTACCACTGATTTTGTTGTAGATGGTAATACCACATTAACTGGTTTAACCACTGTTACTGGTAGTCTTACTGCCGCTAGTGATGTTAACGTATCCGGTGTTGTCACTGCTACTACATTTTTAGGTAATATCACAGGTATTGCTGCTACATTCTCTGGAAATGTTACAATTGGTGGAACACTTACTTATGAGGATGTAACCAACATTGACTCTGTTGGTATGATTACTGCTAGAGAGGGCATTCAAGTTCTCGCTGGTGGTATTAATGCTGTTGGAGTTGTAACTGCTACATCATTTGTTGGTGGGGGTCAAATTGGTGTTCGATCTGAAGGCACTTTTATTGGCACTGGCGTAACAATGGTTGATTTCAAATCATCAAGCGCAAATAACACTGTTGATTTTGATGCCACTGCAGGTATCGCGACAGTCACCGTAACAAGCGGTGTTTCTCTTGGACTCGCAATCGCTCTTGGCGGTTAATTAATAAATACACTTAACACATTAAGAAAAATGGCAGAAGCATTTTCAAATTCATTAACAAGAGCGGCGGGTATTGTTACTACAGCCACTGGCGGTTTAATCGGTATTTCCACTAATTTAATTACTGGCATTTCAACCACTGGTATTGGTGTCAGTGATTTGGTTGTAAATGCTAATTATATTGCTGGATCTAAAGTGACGATTATTGGTGTAAGTTCTGTCACCGTTGATAGGGATTCGACTAATACATCATCTACCACCAATCAATCGCTCAAGTTCCTTGGTCCAACAACATCATTTACATCTGCTGCAGCAACAAAAACAATTTTGATTGGTGGAACTTTTGCAAATAATACAGATAATTCTGTCAACTTAACCGTTGAGATAAGAGACTCAAGTGCTGGCGCATCTGCTGCGGTAGCAAGTAAGATACCTGTTCCCGCAGGAAGTTCTTTTGTTATTACTGATGTTGGTAAGACTCTTCTTGAGGGAACAGATGAGATAAGGGTATATTGTGATTCAAATAATGCAATCGACGTAAATCTCAGCCTTCTTACAGGAGTTAACTGATGGCAGATAAAACAGGATATATCGGCAGAAATCCAGGAGATTCTGCGGTTACAGTTGCTAGACAATTTTTTACTGCATCTGGTGTAACAACAGCATTTACTTTTGCATCTGGATATCTAACTGGATATCTTGATATCTATGTTGATGGTGTGAAGAAAAGAGTTGCTGATGAATTTACAGCAACTGATGGATCAACATTCGATGTGCTTCAGGGTGGAGTTGGTGCAGGAAGCACTGTAGAAGCTGTCGCATATAAAGCATTTAATGCCACTACTGTCTCTGGAGATATTACTGGTAATTTTGATGTATCTGGTAATACCACATTAGGGGGATCCCTTGATATTGTTGGTGGCACAACATTAACTAACTTAGTTGTTACTGGAATTTCAACTCTTGGAACAGGAACCACTGTTGGATTTGCCAATACTGCGTTTAATCTTGGCGGCACACCTAACATTAGTGTAGATTTACTTTCTGCTGTAGATATTAATGTCAGTGGTGCTGCAACAATTGGTGGTGTTTTAACATACGAAGATGTAACTAATATAGATTCAGTTGGTATTGTAACTGCCAGAAGTGGTGTAAATATCACAGCAAATGGTTTAGTTGTAAATGCCGGTGTAAGCACTTTGGCAGCAGATTTGTCAATTGCGGATAAAATTGTTCATACGGGTGATACTAATACTGCTATAAGATTTCCATCTCCTGACACAGTTACTGTCGAAACTACTGGTGTTGAAAGAGTTCGTGTTAATTCGGATGGTGTTGTTGATGTAAATAAGGGATTACGAATTGTTGGTGGTGGACTAACTGTTACTGGAATTTCTACCTTCAAATCAACTATTGAAGCTAATGTTAATATTCAAATACCAGATAGTCCTGATGTAAATAGTGGAAGATTAAATCTTGGTAATTCCAGTGACCTTAGAATTTATCATGATGGAACTGATAGTCATATTGATTCAGCAACGAATTTAACTATTCGACCTTTAAATTTTACTATTAATGGATTTGCTACTGCTGAAGATCAGGCTAAATTTATCGCAAATGGTCCAGTAGAACTTTACTATGATGGTGTTAAGAAATTTGAAACTACTGGTGGTGGTGTAATTGTTACTGGTGTTGCGACTGCAACATCATTTGTTGGTGCTTTAACTGGTGCTGTAACTGGTAATTCAGACACAGCAACTACATCAACTAATGTCACTGTTGCTGATGAGTCTAGTGACACTACTTGCTTCCCACTGTTTGCTACTGCTGCTACTGGAAATTTGCCACCTAAGAGTGGAACTAACCTTACCTTTAATTCCTCAACGGGTGCTTTGACGGCTACATCATTTGTTGGTGCTGTAACTGGTAATGCTGATACTGCTACTACATCAACTAATGTCACTGTTGCTGATGAGTCAAGTGATACTACTTGCTTCCCACTATTTGCTACTGCTGCTACTGGAAATTTACCACCTAAAAGTGGAACTAATTTAACCTTTAATTCCTCAACGGGTGCTTTGACGTCTAC